TGGTATCGCGGTGCGGTTGTGGCGTGTCGTGTTGCGTGATGTGATATTATTGTGGTATCGGTTTCGATGAAAGGAAAAAATAAAATGAGTTTTATGAATCTTAAAGCATTGTCTAATTCAATCGATTTTAACGTGAATAGTATTTACGATGTGTTTGTGTATTTCGTTGATATTGCGTCCGATTGCTTAATCGAAACTCGGTTTGTTGATTGCATTGACGCATACGGGCTTAGGGATGTACTTGACGATGGCGTGTTTTACGTTCCGGGCGCAGTCTGTTTAGGCTACCGTATTAATCGGTGATTGAGAAAAAGGGGATTGAGCATGTTTTGCAAGCGTAATACTTGTGATTTTGTTAAAGGTTATAGGGTACGTGGTGAGCAGCGTGTTAAACCTGTTGTTATGGGTGCGAAGTGGTTTAAATGTGATTCGTATGTGTCGGATTATGTGTTTACGCATTGTCGTGATATGGTTGATTTGATGCGGCGGGGGTTGTGGGCGGGGTGAGGTGTGGTGATGGCCTATTAGCTCAGTGGTTAGAGCGGCATTCTTATAAAATGTGCGTGCCGGGTTCAATTCTCGGATAGGCCACGTGATTGTGATATATTGGGTCATGGCATGTCGTTTGATGTGTCATGACCTTTTATTTGTGAGGTGTTTTGATGGATATTAGTTCGATTGTAACCGTTGTCGGAAGTGTTGGTTTTCCGATTGTTGCGTGTTGTGGTATGGCGTGGTTTATCGCCACGACGTTTAGTGATTTTAATGACTTGATGACAAAGAATAATGTGCTGACGGAAGAACTTATTGCATTGCTTAAGGATAACAAGGGGGATGCTGATGTCTCGAATATGGCGTAGCGTGTTAGCTTGTGTTTGTGCCTTAATGTTGATTGTTGCACCTTCGGCTAATGCGGATATGCGCGGTGTTGATGTGAGCAATTGGCAGTGTGATATTGACACGGGAGCGGTTGACGCTGATTTTATTGTGGCGGGTGCCACATGGGGTGTAGGCGGTTTCAACAACATGTGTTTGACCAATGGCGTGAATCAGGCCGCGAACTATCAGCTTGGGCGTGCAACGAATAGCGGCAAGAGTATCGGCGTATATCATTACGCAATGGGGCGCGACGCGAACGCGGAAGCTGACTTTTTCATAGATAATGTGCGCGGATACGTCGGTAACGCGGTGCTTGTTTTGGACTGGGAATCTCAGGATAATCCGCAGTTTGGTAACGGTGCGTGGGTTGAAACGTGGGTGCGCCACGTGCATGATCGCACACAGGTGTGGCCGATCGTCTATGTTCAAGCCTCAGCATTGGGGCAGCTTAGCGCGTTTGTGCGTGAGCATTGCGGCGTGTGGGTTGCGCAGTATGCGTCAATGGCTGTCACCGGGTATCAGGAAAGACCGTGGCTGTATGGCGCGTATGGTGAAGCCATGCGGCAGTATACGTCGAACGGATATGTGTCGGGTTATGCCGGACGATTGGACTTGAATTATTTCCGTGGTGAACGATGGCAGTGGGATGCATACGCGCATGGCGACGGTGCGAATGTGTCCGCGCCGGAAACGAATATTGGTGGCAATGTCGCGCAGTCTGCTTGCGTGGTGGTGCTGTCGGGTGATACGTTGTCGGGTATTGCTGAGCGCACGGGCTTGTTGCCGTGGCAGTCGTGGCACGGGTACGCGTCGGGTAATCCGGCTGTGATTTATCCGGGTGAAACGGTGTGCTATGGCGGGGCTGTGCAGTCGAATGTGGCGCGTACGCATACTGTTGTGTCCGGTGAGTCTTTGTGGTCGATTTTCGGCGGTGATTGGGCGCGTGTTGCGTCGCTTAACGGTTTGTCTAATCCGAACTTGATTTATCCGGGGCAGATTTTGCGTTATTGAGAATCAATATCAATAATCGGCGTGTTGTTTTTTTGCGCACGCCGATTTTTGTGCTATAAATACTTATGTCATCAAATAGGTGATAAAAAGATAGAAACGGATAATAAACATGCGAAAGATTCGTAAAGTAATCGCTGACAGCACCATAAGCTATTATGACAGGGACGGCGTAGCACAGACGTTCCATACCATCGGAAACGTTCGTAACGTTGAAATGGCTGTGAAGACGCTTATGGATGCCGGTATTGTTAACGTGTTGGTTGACGATATTACTGTTGATAAGACCGTGTACGTTATGGACGTTGACACGTTCATCGAGCACGCCGAGCGCGTTGCAGATGACGTCACCGGCTCTGACGTTGATAACGACAACGACAACAACGAAATTGCATTCTGAAAGGAAATGAAATGGACGAAGTAAACGAACCGATGAACGACACCACCGCGAACGAAACCGCACAGAACATTGCTGATAACTATCGTTACATTTGCACGATGGACAACAGCACGTTTGAGGGCAAGCGCGCGATCGTCAACGCACGTAACAGCGCGTTGTCGCTGAACGGACGTGGTGCGGAACCGTTGACGGTTGTTGGTGCCTATATCGCGCCGGGCGTGCGTTCTCAGACTGGACAGAAATGCGCGAACGTTTATCTTTTTGGAAAGGACGGCAACACGTATTTCAGCCAGTCACAGGGTATCTATCGCAGTGTGTTGGATATTTACGATATGTTCCCCGATTTCAACGCGCCGGACGGCATCACTGTTGCGGTCAAGCAGACACCGCTGGGCGGTGGCCGTTCCACGAAATCGCTTGAAATCAAGTAGTTCGGAATGAAAAACAAAAAAAGTGCCATACATGTTATGGCACTTTTTTTATAAGGTGGTGAACATGCCTAGAGCACATAAACAAGCGGACTTATTGACTGCGAAACGCAAGCGCGTGCGTCGCGCGATCAACAGTCTGAAAAAAAGCATTACCGGCACTATGCCCGAAAGCGAAGCGAACGCACGACGCGCTTACATACAACGGCTTGAAACGCAGTTGAAAAACACGTATGTCGGGCGTGTCCGTAATAACGGCATGCGCGATGAACTGTATCAGCGTGCGAACGAAACCGCCGATAAGCTCGTGCAACAGGTGAGAGGCGTGCGTGGCGGTAAAGGGCGTGCGAGAGAGCGCGCGCGTTCGTTCAACATCTTTCGAGAGGAAATGCGAATGGCATCCAAGGGAATGCCGAGCGCGTTGGGTGATCTCGGGCGGGAAAAAGTCAAGGTGTTTTGGCGATACACACAAAACATATGGCAGAAATCGAACGTTCCGCCGAACAAACGACTTGAAGCTATCATGAAAGCATACGACGCCGATTCGCTCAGTGAGCTTTTTGACACTATCATGCAACGAAACGAAAAGGCGTTGGAGTACGCCAAAAACATGAAAATGCATACAGGCGAATTGGAGGATTACACGGACGTTGACGGCGGAAGCCCGATATGGCTGTTAGCGGTTTCACCAGACGTGATACGATGAAAGAACGCAAGGCATTTAAGGTAGCGGCGATATTCGACACCGAAACAACGAACATTGGCGAGGGTGCCGAAACACGCGCGTATCCGATATTATACATTTTTAACGATTTGCGTAATACGCCACTGGAATCGTACACTCCCGATACGGACGATGTTCGTTTTTACCGCCACACGGCTGAAGCGCTGACATACATTGACGATCTTATCGAATATGGGCGCGCGCACGGTTATGTTCCGATTATCGCAGCTTATAATCTCATGTTCGACATGCAGACTCTCATGCTGGAATTGGCGCAGACGTACACGATTGAGGCTAACGCGCAAACCGCCACAAGCGTGTACACGCTCGATCTGCTTGTGAATGATACTGTGGTGTGTCGCTTTTGGGACACATTCTATCTTGAAATGGGCGGACTGCGCGCGATGGGCGAGACATGTGGGCTCCCGAAAGCGGTGGGAGACTGGGATTACTCACTTGTGCGCACGCCTGAAACACCGTTGACAGAAGAGGAAAAATTTTACGCACGTCGTGATGTGCAAGTGATACCTCAATACTTGCAATGGTTGCTACGCGCTAATCATTGGCTTACGTCTGATATGCTGGGGTGCCGCGTGCTTACCAAGACTTCGCTTGTGCGGCAGATGGCACGTCGTGAGATCGGCGGACGGCGAGTCACGTTGCAAGGTGGTAAGAAAATCACATTGCAACGCGCTTTCGAGATGACGTGCAATCAGGAATTTCCGAAGGATTACAAGTCTTATGCGCTGCGTAAGGCGTGTTTCCGTGGCGGTTTGACGTTTACGAGTGCTAAAACCGCTAGTGTTGTCGTGGATAACGTCGCGTCCTTGGACGTTACATCGATGCATCACGCATTCATTAATGGCCGACGTTTGCCGGTGAAATTTGCGGCAGCGCCTACGGATATTTTGCAAATCGTATGCGAACGCATTGTTAATACGTCGCTTGAAGATGTGTTACAGAATTATGATGATCCGTTTCTCACTGGATTGCATGCAGCGGTACGATTTACGAATCTCAGATTACGCGACAACACATGTTTCGATGTGTGGGGAATTGCAATATGTCCACGTTCCAAGTTTGTGAAAACATTGCAAGCGGACACCGATTATAGCAACAACGAACGTGCGAAAACACAGGAAAACAGTGTTAGGGCGCATGGTTATGTTGACAGCGCCGTTAATCCAACGTATGCTTTCGGGAAATTGTATCGGGCGGACGAGTGCATATTGCATGTTAATGAGATTGAATTGTGGAACGTGGCGCAAGTGTACGAGTTTGACGAAATGCATGTATTGCATGGTGAAGCAACCACTAAGACGATTGTTCCGCCTGATTATGTGACCTTACAATCTAATATGTTGTTCGCACGGAAAACCGATGTGAAAAATCTGATTAAACGTTATCATGAGGGCACGGCGTACGTGGGCGAAATACCTGATTCAATCCCCGAGGGTATCGCACGCGACGCTAAGGCGGGTACATTGAGCATGAAATTTCTGCAATCTTATTACGGGTCTACTGTTAAGGGGCAATTTAATGGCATATATGGTACACAGGCACAGGACGTTATGAAAGCGGATTATCGCGTGACGGAAACCGGCGAACTTGAAGTCGATAGGACCACGGTGTGCACTCCTGAGAATTTTGCGAAAAAACGTCCGAAAACACCACGTGTTCTCTACACGTACGGAATGCGAATCGTAGCGGGCAGCAGAATGCACCTCTTGATAGCCATGATGCTGATATACCGTCATTTCGGCGCACGCGTAGCGGTCACGGGCGGCGATACCGATAGTCTGAAAATCAGTTGCGATGACGATGTGAGCGACGCGGAATTGCTGGACGCGCTCAAACCACTACATAACGCGATAGAAAACGCGATTAACCGCACCATGCGACGCGTCCGAAACACCGCAACCGACATGGCGTCAACGCTAGACCATATCGGAAAATTCGAGGTTGAGGACTGTGGCGGCGTTACGCGTTATGCCGAACATATGGAATTGTGGAATAAAGCACGCGTTAGTTTGGACAAGAACGAGCGTGTACATGTCACTTGCGCCGGACTCCCGCGGCCGGACGGTGCGTACACCATTGAAGATTTTATAGCCGATCTCATGCATGCAGGACACGATTTCGCGGAAACCGTACAAATATCGCTCGGTTATGACGTATTGGTCGATTATGACATATGCCACACGTTGCAACGCAACCGCCCGCATGTATGGGATAGATACGTCGGCACCGTCACCGACTATCAGGGCGCGACATATCATGTTGACGCGCCAGAAGCAATAGCATTGTATCCGTCCGGCAGATGGCTAGGCGAATCGGATAAACAGGCAAACGGCGAGAATCTGACATACATACGAAACACGTATAATAGGAATGCGGAAACAACGCCCCGCGAACTTATTATGCGGGACGGCAAACCTATGATTGTGAGTATTGATGGCGAAATATTATTATGAACGGCTTAGAACACAGATATTGCCGCGCGACGCTGACGTAAATCTTATAATTGGCGCGCGTGGCCTTGGTAAAACGTACGGCGTGCGCCGGTACATGCTGGAGGATTATATTAAAAACAATATCTGTTTTGTTGAAGTCACACGGTACCGAGAGGAAAATAACGACGTGGCGGCAAAATATTTTGACAGGATAATCGAAGATAATATTTTTCCCGACTACGATTTTAGAGTACATAACAAGGTAGCTGAAATACGTCGTAATGGCGATAAAAATTGGCGGACATGTGGGTATTTCATCCCATTATCATTACAGCAGCAGAAGAAAAAAAGCACATATGTTAATGTACGTAATATTTGCATGGATGAAATTATTATAGACCCCGATGACGTGTATCACCATTATTTGCGCAACGAATATGAACAATTAGCCAATCTTGTAGACACCGTAACGCGCGAACGCGCCGACGATAACAAGCTACGTAAACCGCGAATCTTTTTATTAGGTAATGCGTGCGACGCATATAACCCGTATTTCAAACATTATGACGTTCCCTTAGAGCCCGAGTTTGGTTTGCAATGGCTTGACGGTAAAACGTGTATTTTCGATTATGTTGAAGATGATAAATACGCTGAACAGAAAACGAAAAACACCGTTGCGGGGCGCATGATGAAAAATAACGATGATGTCACCGCTAAAAACAAATTCAAGCACTATAACACTGATTTTCTTGAAAAACCGCACAAACACGCTAAACTTACGTATGTCTTCCGTTGGTTGCTGCGCGAGTATGGCGTTTATGTTGATTTACGTTGTGGCTACGTTTTTGCATCCTCAAAATATGATGCGGGCGCGCATGTACCATATTTCGCGATCACGACGGATGATAATAAACTTAATTACCTTACGGCAAATGTGGCGAAAGACTTGATTAGAAATCTTACGTCATATTATGCATTAGGATACCTACGTTATGACACGGTGGAAACGCAACACGCTGTAATTGCAATGCTTAGAAATTTCGGTGTAAAATAACCACGGCATACGCAAGGTGCCGTAACGAGGGCGAGAAAACATTATCATTGATAACCACGGTTGACTCCGCCAATGATATGGCCGTGAGGGAAAAGCGCGCCGTCCATCGTTGTGAATCATGTTGCACGTATGCTATTCTTAAGTCGTGCCGGTTCGGTATTCGTTCACCGGCACGACTTTTTCATATATGAAAGGAAAAAATAATGAATGACGAAACCACCGAGGAAAGGGACACCGCCGAACGCGATGACCTTACGGAAAACGAAGCGCACCGCGCTGGCGAGTTCGATGATTTGCGCGACATGCTGCGTAGCGTGCTGGACAAGGTGAGCGAGCTAAGCGACCGTACGGACGCAATCAGCGAAGGAATTGACAACATTTACGACAACGTCACTGATTTAGTCGCGCAAATGGTTGAAAACGGTGCAACAGTCAAGGAAAACGACGATGACGCGGCGGAAGCAATCGCGCAAGCGGCTGCGGAAGACTTGGAAAATCTCGACTACACGCTTTAATCGATAGGAGAAAATATTATGGCTGTAGACAATGCGACAATTTTGGACAAGGTGCGTACCAAGGGTACCGACGATTATCAGCAACGTATTCCGAGCGCAACACAAACAGGCGTGGCGAACACCATGCGCTACTTGTTCGACCCGATGAACCGCCAATATCTGAACGACTGTGTTTGGAACATGGTCAATCGTATCGGACTAACCGTAATGGCGCAGAACGCACCGTTTGAAAACCCGTTGTCGATTTTCAAAAAAGAAAACTTGTACTGGGGTTCGACTGTACAGGAAATCGCAGTCAAGTGGATTAAGGCGCACGGCTACAAGGATGACGCGGAAGATTTGTTGAAAATGCACCGTCCCGAAGCGGCAGTGTGGTTTTATGAAATGAATCGCCGCGATCAATACCCGATTTCATGGACTGATGACGAATTGCGTCAGGCTTTCGTGGATGATTTTGGCTTGAACCGTTTCGTCGCGCAGATTATGGAAACGCCCCGTAACTCTGACAATTACGATGAAATGAACATCATGCTTGCGCTAATTCGTCATTATGAACAGAATCTTGGTTTCTACAAAGTGCATCTCGACGCGGTGCCGAGCGACCAAACAACCGCCATGACGTTGCTCAAGGCATTGCGTGCGACCGCCGGACGCATGCAGTTCCCGTCAACGCAGTACAATGCATTGAATGTCACCGACATTCCGGCGTACGCCAACCCGCAGCAAATGGTGTTGCTGATCGAGCCGGAATATCTCGCTTCGCTCGATGTTGACGCGTTGTCTGCCGTGTTCCAGCTGGACAAGGCCGACGTGCCGTATCGTATCATTCAGGTGCCGTCGCTTGGTATCGATGGCGCGGTTGCGTTGCTTGTTTCGACTGATTGGTATCAGGTGCGAGACACTATGTATGGCACTACGCAGTTCTACAATCCGCAAACTGTTTCCAACACGCTGTACCTCAACCACTGGGGCATTTATGGCGTATCGCCGTTTACGCCGTGCGCCTTGTTCACTACCGACGCGGGCACATCCATCAAGGTTGTGACTCAGACCGTGACCGGTTTCAAGCTGACCCCGAACACGGGCACCGTCAAGGCGGGCGATCTTATGCAGCTCACACCGAAGCTCACCGCCACCGTAGCGCCAACCGGCACCGCCATTCAGGTGGCACCGAACGCGGCTACGTACGAGGTTGCGGCGAACCATGCCGCAAGCGGCGATGCCGCAAGCGGCGCGGCGTTCGATCTCAACGTCAATACGTTCGTGGATGACCAAGCGCGCTTGCATGTCCAGCGTGACGGCCTTGTGGCCGGTGACGTCATCACCGTGACGGGCACCGCCACGTATATTAATCCGAACGGTGAGACCACGGAACATTCCGCGACATGCACGTTCACCGTCGAATAGCCTGAAATAACTATGGTATAAAATGAGTGGTGTTTCATGTGAAGCGCCACTCATTTTTCGTATATAGAAAAGAGTTCGATATGGATTTCCCACATCTGCAAAACGCAACGGCGTTCCCCGATACGGACACGCACGTATACGGTCAGTACCGCAACGTTTTCGATTACAATGTTTGGACGCCAAACACGGTAATCAAGCTGTGTCGCGTGAATTGGTACGATGATTACCACGACGTCGTGAAATTCCCCGATGACATCACAAGAAACGAATGGTTTGATAACCTAGCTGGCGAAACCGTCAAACTGACCACGAACATGTACATCGCACGCGCCGACACGGACGGCATAAAATTGCCCGTGCCTTACATGACGGCGCAACAATACAATTACATTGTCGTTGACTTTTCACATGATATTGTTAATACGCCGTATCAGAAAACCGACGTGCAGACACGCTATCATTTTTTCATCACTTCCGTGCGCGCGGAAGCACCGAACACGACAACATGCACGCTCATGCGCGACGTATGGACGGACTATATCAACAGCACCACAATCAACGGCCTACTGTTGTCACGCGGACACGCGCCGTTAACGGAAACGACACCGCAAGAACTGCTAAAAAACCCGCGCGCGAATTGCCGTGATTTCACGCTACCCGACGTCGACTATGGCAACGCCGCATCGAATATCAGAAAAAGCACACCGGTTAATCTGCAAAACGGTACAAGATACATCTGTGTGGCCGCAACGTTTTCACCTGAACAATTACAAACCATGAGCGGCATGCGCGGTACGAGCATCACGGACAGCGACCCGACATACAGTAATGCTGATGGCACGGTAACGAATTTTTCGTGGGGTGCCGGAAACATTTCCACGGCAAACGTCGTCGGCGCGGGCACATCATACAATTCAATCGATAATCTTACTCCAAGCAACGTAAGCATGTATGCGCTCGAATCGTCCAAAATATCGGGCGAATATTTCGACACGCTTTTCGCATATTATCCACATATCATGTCGCAAATTACAGCGGTTTTCGTCGCCACCGCAAACATGATGCGACTTGGTAACGCTATCAGTGTGAACGGCGTCGAATGGCATACAGTCAGCGGCGCACGAACAAAACTATCCGATATTGATTTGACTACCGACGATTACGGCTACGCTAGTGAATACAAACAAATAACACGACTATATCTTGCACCCTACGCGCACTTAGAGGTTTCCGACAATATCGGAAACAAAACTCGTGTGGAAATAGCCGACTGCGGACAACTCTCGGTACAGACAGTCACATCCCTCAGCTATCCGATATTGCGACAAATCGCATGGCTTGACGGAATCGGAAGCGACGGTGACGCGTCAATTAGTATTAACGCCATCAACGGAACTAGCATTACCGCCGACGTACCGAACACGGACGTACTCAAAACACTCATATCGCACGACATACCAACATACGCGCTGCAACGTCGCGCGATCGACGCGCACCGTGCCGACGCATACAATCAAAATGTCGCACAAGCACGCGAAAACGCCATTGTATCGTACGAGAACGGCGCACGTTCGGCTAACGTTGCATTGAGCAACACTAACCGAAGCAATGCGAACAGTATCGCTAACACGAATCTGACGAACGCGCTTAATTCCACCGTCACGGCCAATTCCAATAATGCGTCTAACGCAATCTACAAAAACAACGTAACACAGCAAAATTTGCTACTTAGTGCATCTAACAACAAAATCGACGAAATGAATACGGCTAGCTTAGATTTGACAACGCAACTCGTAAACACGGAAATCACGGCGAGTGCGATTAGTACCGTCACTGCGGCAATAGGTGCGATAGGCACGGCGGCGACCGGCATAGCGGTGACGGCGGCGACGGGCGGCGCGGCGGCACCAATGGTGGCGGCGGGACTCGGCGCAGCCGGAAGCATAGGCTTGTCAGGCGCGAGTTTCGCCACCGGCGCATCCAAGACGGCGGCGGAAGCCGCTTACAAGCAAGCGTACAATGATGCAGCGGCGTTCGCATCGAAAAAATACAATGGTCAGGCGAACAGCGTCAGTATTGCAATGGCGGGCACGCAGAACATTCAAGCCACGACGCTTAACACCAACAACACGAACGCAAGCAATGCCACTAACAGCAGCGTTGCGGCCAACAATGCGAACACATCGAATGCGAACGCGTCGGCGTCACGCAATCAGAGCGTGGATAACGCGAAACGCGTCATGGTAAACACGCGCTCGAACGTTAATGCCGCATGGCGCGACTTGCTCAACCATGCCGCGCAGCCCGTTGGCGCGTATGGCGGCGACAATTTCAGGCAGGCGACGGGGCTTGACACCATGACCGTGAAAATCGTTACCGAAGATAACGGCGCGATAGCGGCGGCGGGCGATTACATGCTTCGCTATGGCATAGCGAGCAACAAACTCTACAATAAGCCGTCGTTGACGCCTTGCAAGCATTTCACGTATTGGCAGACCGCCGATATATGGACGGTATGCCCGCTTGCGCAAAACGAGCAATTGCAGACGATCAGGGATATTTTCAGCAACGGTGTTACAATATGGACGAAACCCGAGGAAGTCGGCGGCGACTTCACACACGACAATCTATAAAGGTAGGAAAGTATGGGACGTAAACGCACGCATAAAAGGCCGTTGACCCGGGCGGAAATGGGCGAACGTGGCGCACCGGTGTGGCAGCAATCGCAAGCGCTCAACTCGCAAGCGTATTCGATGGCGTATTCTCAAATGCTGAATATTGCGCTGTCAAGGTTTAAGTGGTTGAATCTGCCGAAAACATGCGACGCGTGGTTTCTCGAATACAATCTATTGTATTTCGGTTACGCCACGATCGCGTTCCCGCATAGCAAACCGGGCGTGTTTTTCAGCACGCAAGCGGTGACCACCTCAAATTTCAACGTCTATTACAAGCCGAAGAAATGGGATAGTTACGGTATCAACGGGTGGCGTTTTCCGGTGAACAATTCCAATGGTGTTTTCATCTACGCCAACCGCGCCCGTACGCCACTCATTCCGACAATAGAATTTTTTGCACATGAAATCGAAGATTTGTACATGACGCGGCGGCAGAATCGTTTCAATCAGAAAACACCGTTCATCCTTGAGGTTCCAGCCGGACAACAAACAGCGGGCATCAACGTTATCAAGCAAATCTCAGGCGGTGAAATGGCTATCATGGCGACACCGGGTTTCACCGATTCCATGAAAGCGAACGTGCTGAAAACCAATGTCGAATACATCGGCATGGAATTGCAGAACGATATACAGAACACTTGGAACGCGTTCTATCAATCGTTGGGCATTAAAAATCTTCCGTTGAAAATGGAACGGCAGACCGCCGACGAAATCAACGATTACGGAGAACCGACTGATCTACGCGCGCTCAGCGAATTGGAGGAACGACGTGCCGCGTGCGACATCCTTAACACAAGATTCAGAAAATATCTCAAGGAACCGATACAGGTTGTGTGGAACGAAGACAATGTTTCCCGCAACTACGCTTACTTGACGGACGTTGAAAGATTGAACGACGATGACAATGCAGAATGACATAAACCATTATCAACCGTGTGAATCGTACGACGATTTTCATGGCGTGATGACATACACGTTTGGCGAGCTGCTTGACGTGCCGGGCGGTGTTGACTGGGATAATGCCGCGTGGTCATGGCGGGACGTTGCCTATGATGACACGCAATACACGCGCTGCTGTAAGAAAATCGAAAACCGTTTCTATGACAGGGAGTTAGGCGTTATGCCACCGTCAAGATGGCGGCGGCACTTTATGCGTCTTATCCAAGAAATCATGCCGACGTTACGTCCGCTTTATGCGCTTGTAAGCAATAATTCTGATATAATTCTCAGTGATAGCGACATATGGCATAAAATGCGGACAGTCTACAGTGACTTCCCCGCGACGCAATTGGCTGAAAACCAAGACTACGCAAGCAACGCGACCGATAATCAATACGAGACAATCGCAAACGGTGATTTCATGGACAAAGTCAATCGCATAAGAAACGGCGATTACGTCGATATAGACGTAATGCTGCTCGAACACCTTGAAACATGTTTTAGCCCATTATGGACGATAAACATAAACAATTACTGAAAGGATAATACACATGTTTCCACTGCTACCGTTTTTCTCGGTATGGCCGTACACGCCCGCCATACCAGCGTTCTATTGGAACGCCAAAAGCCAAGAAGAAATAATAAAACACATCGCGTGCGAAATCGACCACATAACGGCATATCTTGACGAAATCGTAACCGACATAAACAAAACATTGAACGACTACGATACAAGAATAAAAAACATTGAAGCGCACATAAACGATTACGCGCTAGCCATCTCGCAAATACAAAAACAAATCGAACACATAGGAAACACACAATTAATATGGAACGTCACAAAGGGTGAATATACTGATAGTAAAACCGCAATGCGCGACCTATACCGCGAACTCGCAGTTTACGGCGCGCGAATCAGTCAAATTGCTGACATTAACATTGGCAAATTGGCTGAACACCGTACCGACGAAACACCCGCAGTCGGCAACCTCACCATATTCAACGACAACACGCCCCGTGTCACCGATGCGAAAACCGGCAAACCGTACCCGTCGTTATAAACACCGAAAGGATAATTCATTATGTCAGAAACAACAAATTACAAGCTCGAAAAATATGACGTGGGCAGTTCGGCCAATCTATTAGACCAATACAATGCGTCAATGAATAAGCTTGATACGGCACTCAAGCAAATCGACAATAAAGCCGAGCAAGCCCTTAATAAAAACACATTACCAGATGGACTATTAGCGTTCTGCACGGCTTTAGGAATATCCAGTACCAACGATGCAACCCTAGGCGCAACGCTAAATCACATTCTTAATAAAATCGGAACCGAAACGTTTACCGTTACTGATCTTGCACAAGCAAAGAAAACCGCTGAGGGTTTCATCATTCCCGGTGCAAAAGCCTAACAGGAAGATACATCATGTCAACAGAAACACCATTCTATCATCTGCCATTGTACGAAACAGGCGACCTAGCGGACTTGCGCGACGGGTACAACGCGGCAATGCGGATTATTGACCGTACCATACATCAAATGCAAGTACAAGCAGAAATTAACCACCCGCAAACAGCAATACGAAAGGAAGATACAAAATGACAGCCTACACACCCAATTTCAATCTTGAAAAATATACACCCGGTGACGCGGCAAACCTCAATGACCAATACAACGTGTCAATGGATATTATCGACACCAATCTATACAAAGTAAACACTAACGCTAGTACCGCACTAAACACCGCCAATCAGGCCAAAACGCAAATTCAAACAACAAACGATAATCTAACGGCATTAGGTGTAACCAACAAAACCACTGCAACCGCGCTCAAAAACAAGATTGATACAACCGCGTCAAATCTTGCCGTCACAACCGAAACTGCAAACAATGCCAAAAGCAACCTAAACGCGCTCGGCGTAACCGACACCGCCACCGCCGAAACAACTAAAAACCGTTGGAATAAAGCAGCCGAACAAACCGAAATCAATAAAAACAATATATCTACGCTCAACACTAAAACAACCGCGCTCAACACTAAAACAAACCAAAACGCGCAAATCATTACGCAAACAATCGGTTACAATGATAATATTGTCGTAATCGGTGACAGCTGGGTGGACGGATACTATAAGAGTGCAAAACACTTGAACGACTCACCGGCAAACGCCATTTATGACATACTAAAGCCAACCACAAAACAAACACTAGGAACAAGCGCGGGCGGTTTCTACGCAGTCGGTGATGACGGCAACTTTCTTGACAGGTGGAACACAGTAACCAATAAGCAGCAAGTCAATAGAGTTATCATCATTGGTGGTCAAAATGATGCTACTAAAATGCTAAACAACAACACGCCGATAACATCAATAGATAGCAGCATAAACGCATTGCTTAACAAAATCCGCACCGACGCACCGAACGCAATAATCGACATATTCCCGATGTGTCTCGCAATGGGCGAATCAATGAACCGACAGAATGCAAAGTGGTCTGTGGCACCGGATTACCGGCAACAGGTTTACAACCTTTTCGCAACAAAACGAGACATTCCAAACGTGGTAATCCACGAGGGCGCATATCGCGCGGGTGTATGGGCGAGTCGCGCAGCAGATGGCGGTGACGACGGCGACGGCGCGCACCTATCAAAAGGCGGATACAGCGCAGTCGGCCACGCTATGGGTAGCTGTATACTGCACGGCACGACATTTTTTCCAACACAAAGCGGTTTCCCTAACGAGTCACAAATTAACGGCACATGGAATAATATATCAATTTTTGAAACCAACGGTATACTATCAATCCAATACAATGTAAAAACAAGCGGCCCGCAAAAGAACGGTGACAGGCTATTCAAAATCGCCAAACAGTTCAGCGTAGGCGCATCAGTATTCTACAAAGACTACAGCGACAAATATTTCGTCTCAATCGATCGCAATACCCTAGCACTACAAGGCGTAAACAACATACAAGCCAACGACATAATCGCCGGTGGCATACGACTACTAGCGGGCTTCTAAACAAAAAAAAACCGGTTGACGATAACGCCAACCGGTTTTTTGTATTTATATCATTCATCATCAATCACGACAACATATGAACCGCACCGCTTCACCG